AGTTGGTATTTTAAAAGAAACATGGATAGAAGAAGAAAGTGATACACCTGTTATCTATAATGGGTTGATGTGGTCGGAGATAGCAGAAGATAAGATGACTTGGCTTGAAGCTATAAATTATGCCAAGAAGTTAAAGGAAGGCGGATATAAGGACTGGAGATTACCTACTGTGTCGGAGCTACAGAATATTTATGATTATGAGAAAGGGAAGCCTAAAATAGATTTTCCTACTATCAGCTACTTTTACTTTTGGTCTTCTACCGAGAACTCAAATGATGCTACCTACGCTTGGTACGTCAACCTGTACAACGGCAACACGAACTACAATCTTAAGACCAATAGCTACGCCGTTAGGTGCGTTCGCCGAGTGAAGGAGGGGAAATGAGAAAAATTCGAGAAGCAAGATTTCCTTATAAATATGATAACCACTAACGGCTTAGAAAAACTGATTTATAAATTGAAAGAATTGGATAGGCGTATGCCGGAATTTAGATTGATTGAGGATATTAGATTTTTGCAAAAGATAGTTGATGATGTAAAAAGGCAACAGACTAGTGTGGTTCAAATAGCGGTTAGTAAAAGTCCAAGTATTACAGAAGTTTTTAAGGGGAAAGAGATAAAATGAGAAAAAATAACTCAAAGCAAACCAGAGAGGGGAAAAAGAAGGAATGTCCGAAAACATTATCAGGAAAACATATTTGGGGTAGTGAAATTTTAGATTACACGATTATGTCATCAGGAGAACTTAGACCAAACTGTATATTAAAATGCAGGGCTTGTGGTTTATATGATGATATAAATAAACCGAAATGAACCAACCACTAACAGAATTACTAGTTTTAATATTTTGCGGGATTATTGCTGGTTGGGTGCTATGGAGTTTATTATGTTGGATAGTGGAGGCATTTTGACAACACCTTGGAAAAAGTAGAAAGTTAAAAACGAAAAATGACACTACCTAAAACTTTATCAATCTTATGGCTGGCAAGCAATACTTTATGTATTATTGTTTTATTAGATACGATAGCTTTCGGCAGACCGTACTTTACTATGTTTTTAATTTTATTTGGGATTTTGGTTTATTTTAATTTTAAGTTATTAAGGAGGTAAGAATGTCTAAATATGCGGGTTGGAAATCGTTTGAACACCAGATAGTAAATATGTTCCGCAAAGCAGGATGGAAGCAGGCAAAACGTAATTGGAGCGAGCAATTCGGCAAGAAATCAGGTATAGATATACTAAATACTGAACCATACGCTGTGCAGTGCAAGTATCAGAAGTCCCCTAACTTAATAAAAGCGTGGCAGGAAGCCTCTAATGAAGCGAAAAAGGGCGAAATTCCGGTGGGGATATGCAGGAACACTAAGAAGAAGAAAACGTTTGTTATAATGGAATTAAAAGATTGGAAGTGGATGTTGAACTTGATAAAATGATTTAGGTGTGTAATTGATGTGTATGGTATAATTTGGCTTAATGCCTAGTTATAGAGAGCTTAACGAGTTGCAAGAAAACATAATGAGTTATGTTTCTAATTGGGCAAGAGAGAAGAAAACTCCAGTTTCCAGAGCCAGTATAATTGCCGAAATGGAAGACAGAGGAGTCAAAAGTTTTACAACAATAAATGCGATTTATTCACTTCAAAAAAAGGGCTATATCAGAAAAACAAGAGCGTCAAAATTTACAAGTTATACACAATTAAGGGGGGTATAATGGCGGAGCAGCCACTCACTTTAAAACAAAGAAAATGGTTAAAGGTATATTTGGAGTGTGGAAATGCAACAGAAGCCGCTATGCAGTCTTATGATTGTAAAGATAGAAATACCGCTTCTCAAATAGGTTGGGAAAACTTGAGAAAACTAGACTTTACAGACTTTTTAGAAATTGCCGGTGTTACCGATCAACTACTTCAACAGAAAATATTAGAAGGATTAGACGCCAATAGAACAGTTAGTGCTAAGATAGTTGACAAGGGAGCGGATACACAAACAGATGACTTTATAGACGTTCCTGATTTTATGGCAAGACATAAGTATTTGGAAACGGCGTTGAAACTAAAACAAAAGTTGATTGAAAGAAAAGATGTGAACGTCCAATTACCGCAACCAATCCTAGATGCTTTATCAAAAAACAACAGCAACGGACAAAATACTGAAGCTACATAAGCGTATCCGGGGTGTATCTGGTGGTACTTCAGCTTCCAAAACGATTTCTATTCTTCTATGGTTAATTGATTATGCCCAATCTACCGAGAAAGAACTTATAAGCGTAGTGTCGGAAACATTCCCTCATTTGAAACGTGGAGCTATTAGGGATTTTCAAAGCATAATGGAGTCTCATAATTATTGGAAGGTTAAGAATTGGAATAAAACCGATAGTGTTTATACTTTTGAAACAGGTTCAAAGATTGAGTTTTTTTCAGCCGATCAGCCAGGAAAAGTAAGAGGGCCGAGAAGGCAGATATTATTTATAAACGAAGCAAACAATGTTTCTTATGAAACCTATACCCAGCTAGAGATTAGAACAGAAAAAATAGTTTGGCTTGACTGGAATCCGGTTCAGGAGTTTTGGTGGTACGAGGAAGTACAGCCAAAGCAAGACGTTGATTTTATTATCTTAACCTATAAAGACAATGAAGCGTTGAGTGATGAGGTAGTTAGGGCTTTGGAAGTGAGGAAATATAATAAAAATTGGTGGAGAGTATATGGTGAAGGGTTGCTTGGCGAAGCGGAAGGAAGGATATACACCGACTGGGCGATTATTGATGATATGCCCGCTTTCCCGCACGAAGCAAAGTTGTGGCGTTATGGTTTGGATTGGGGATATTCCAATGACCCTGCAGCGGCTGTGGCGGTTTACAAGTATGATGGCGGTTATATCTTGGATGAGGTGTTGTACCAGACAAGGTTAAGTAATGCAGAGATAATTGATGTGTTTAAGAATATGGATAGGAAACTAATCATAGCTGATAGTGCCGAGCCTAAGAGTATTGCCGACTTAAAATTGGCTGGTTTAATGGTACAACCAAGCGAAAAAGGCAAAGACAGCGTATTAAACGGCATACAATTTGTCCAAGACCAAAGGATTAGCGTAACCAAAAGGAGTTTGAATTTAATCAAGGAGTATCGCAATTATTTATGGGAAACGGATAAGGACGGCAAGATAATTAACCAACCATCGGATATGTTTAATCACTTAATGGATGCGATTAGGTATGCTATTGCCAGCGGGAAGAAAGTAGAGTGGAAACCAAACGCCCCCGGCGGAGTGAAACCTATTTATGACGGCTTGCCCGCTTGACATAAAATAGAAATGTTTGCTTATATTGATTTATGGCAGATATAGATAGACTTGACCCTGAACTGGAAATCCTCAAACTGAATAAAAAGTCAGGTTATAATTACCGCAAAAGACGTCAGGATGATTGGTTGGAGAATTACACTCTTTCAAGAGACAAAGTCACCATCAATCGCCTTACCCAAAGGCAATCGGTTAATCTTCCTCTAATGAAAATGGTTATTAAAACTATTCTCAAAGACGTTGACGACCTTCCTGTTTTATACTTTGAGAACTTAGACAACGACAAGCAGGCGGAGTTATTTAAGAACGAATACTGGAAATTGATTGGGGATGAGAATAAATTTGAGATACAAGATGTAATTGATAAAAAGCAAATTATAATGTTTGGACGGAGCTTCGACCAATGGCAGATTGTAGATGGTAAATGTGTAATGACTATCCAAGACCCACAGGATATTCTGGTTTCAAGATATACTAATCCGGCCGATATACATACTTCAAGGTTTCTGGTTCATACTCATATTTACAAGTCGTTGAGTGAATTAGAGAATGACCCCGCTTATGACCAAAAGGAAGTAAAGAAGTTGAAAGAATGGTTTAAGTCCGAAATGGGTTTGATAAAATCCGCCGAAAATCAAACTATGATGATAGAGAAAAATAAGAAGTTAGCGGAAATGGGAGTTGAGGATTTAGAAAGTCCTGAACTTGGAGAAACGATTGTAGAATTATGCCAGCATTTTGTTTACAGGCAGGAAGAGGAAAAAGATGAGCAATTATACCTATATGTAGAGGCTGAAGATATGCACATCCTTCGGAAAGAACGCTTAGAAGCGGTTTACGGAACGACACAAGACCATTTTTGGCAAAATCATTTTCCTTATAACTCTTGGGCCGATGATTTGGAACGGCAGGATTTTTGGAGCGATGGTATTTGTGATATGGTGCGGACGCCTAACAAGGTGCTTAATTCGTGGTTTAGCCAGCTAGTTGAGAACCGGACTTTGAGGAATTTTGGTATGCACTATTTTGACAGTACTCTTGAGGGTTTTATGCCCTCAACTTTCAATCCTTTACCTTGGGGATGGTACGGCGTGCCTGGTAAACCCTCCGATGTACTCCAAAAAGTAGATATTCCCGACTTGTCGGAAAGTTTAGATGAGATGCAGTATATTCAGGAAATGGTTGAGAAAGCCTCTGGGGCTACCGCTACCCAGCAGGGAGTACAAACAGAACGTCAGGTAACGCTAGGTGAAGTACAACTTGCTTTAGGAGAAGCCAAAGAGCGGGTAAAAGGTATGTCAAAGTTTTATACACAAGTGTGGAAAGAACGTGGAAAAATGTTCTTGAAATTGATTGAAGGTTCAAGTGATAAAATAGATGCTGTTAAGATATACAAGGAAGGCAGAAATACTGATGAGATATACCAAAGGGAAGTAAGCCCTAATGACTGGATGACGAAATCAGGTTATCGGGTAAAGATATGGTCGCAGGATAACAGGAACGCCGAGAATACGGAAGAAATCCAAAAATTAAACGCCGTTAAAATGAATATGCCGGACAATCCTAAGTTGGCGGAAATATACAACCGGAAACTACTTGAGTTTGTTGACTTGCCGCCTGATGATATAAACGCAATAATGGAATTTGAAGACCAAAAGAGAGAAATGTTATTAAGCAACCCAATGATGGGGATAAACCCGGGACAACAGGAACAGCAACCTGCTCAAGTTCCACAGTTTACTCCCAACACAGTACAAAAATGATAAATGAAATATTAGAAAAATCCGGTTTGAAATTTAATGATTTAAACTCTAGTGAAAGGGAAACTCTTTATACTTGGGAAGAGGCTTTGGCTAAGAGTCAAATATCAGTAGAGAAAATTAAAACTTATATTACAAGTATGAAAGCGGCGGTGGAACAAGAATTGACAGTCAGTAATCTAGGTTCAAAACAAGATTTATATTTAAAAGCGAGATTAAGAAATTATATGTTATTAGAAGGGTTTTTATCATCTCCCGAAAAAGCTAAAGAAGCGATGAGTAGAGCTGTTGCGGGAATGATAAATAAAAAGAAATAATTATAAATTACCAAACCCGAAAGGACGGTAAATATGGCTAAAAAAAAAGAATTGCACGTTAAGCCGACAGCAGAAGAATTAGAAGCAAACGCCCAAAAAGCGGCTAAAGAATTAGAAGAAATGGATGAAGAAAAAGGGAAGGAGGATAAAGTTGAGAAAGAAGAAAAAGTGGAAAAGAAAGAAAAAGTTAAGGAGGAAACATCAGAAAAAGAAAAAGAAGAAGAAACAGTAAAAGAAGAACCGGATTATAAAAAGAAGTTTATTGCTTCGCAACAAGAAAGTTTAATTCTTCACGCCAAAAATAAGCAAGTTAATGAGGCGTTAGATAAAGTTATTAAGACCTCCGACCCAACAGAAGAAGATTTAAAAAAAGAGTATTCCGATTGGGAAGTGATGAGTGATTTTGAGAAAAGAATAGCAAAGGAAAATCTCATAAACACCAAGAGATTTAAGGCATTAGAACAGATTACAACTGACAATAAAAGTATTGAGGCTTGGAACAGTAAGGTTAATAAGTTTATCGGCAATCCTAAAACATTAATAGATAGCCCTGAACTTGAAGGAAAGGAAGCGGAATTTAAGTTGTTTGCTACTAAACAGTCAAGAATGAATATGGACTTTAAGGATATAACCGCCGCTTTTCTTTATGACGCCACGAAGAACGCTAAACCAAAAAGCAAAGGTAAAATGTTAGAAAGCGGTTCTGGTGGCCCGAATAGTAAAGGTAAGAAATCAGGAACTCTTAGTGTTGAAGAAGGACGGAAATTACGGCAAGCGGATTATGGCAAATGGAAACGAATGCTTAACTCAGGGAAGATAGAAAGCCTGTAAATTGGTGCTTGACAGCAAATATTTATATTAGTTATCCTAGATTTAATAACTTCCTAACCTCCTTGTGAGCCGGAAATAATACAAATTATTTTTTACAAGGAGGCATAATGGCTTCAGACTACGGCACAAAATTAGCCGAAGGTTTTTCTCAAAGACTAATGAAGGAGATGTATGACAAAAGTCTTATAGACTCTATTGTTAATCGTGATTATCAAGGAGAAATCAACGGCGTAGGTTCAAAGATGAATATCTTGAACTTTGAGAGGTTGTCAGAAAAGACATACGCAAATACTGCTTTGACAGCAGACTCTCTGGAAGAGAACAACGCTCAGTTAGTGATTGACCAATACAAATCATTCTACTGGAAAGAGAAAACTCTTGCTAGATGGCTGTCATATATCAAGAATCCACATTCCACAGTAGTTAAGCAGAAAGCAGACGAGAGAAATAAGAATATGGACACATTTGTTTTTGGTTTATATGAGGATGTAGGGGCAGGCAATAGGGTAGGAACTGACTACTCGACTGGAAGTGTTACTATTGACGCTGACGGCAATGTAACTGGTTCTGGGACTACCTTTACCGAAGCGATGGAAGGCCGTGGATTTAAAGCGGATGGCCACACTGGTTGGTATCGGGTAAAAGACTACACAAGTGCAACCGCAATAACTATTGAGGATGACCTTGATGATGTTGATTCAACCTATTCAGGTGGGGCAATATCAGGTGGTTCTACCTATACGATTGAAGCGGCAACTCCGCTGGCAATCACGACCACCAATCTTTTACAGTATGTGTCCAAGTTGAAAGAGAAACTTGATACTGCTGAAAGATTGTCTCTGAACGCTGTACCGGATTCCGACAGATGGTTGATTGTACCGCCCGAGTTTGAGTCTTTGCTTGTAAGAGCAACAGGGGTAGCCTTGCACGTACCAGAGGTATATACCGAACTGGTAAAGAAAGGGTTTATCACTATGCTACAGGGGTTCAAGGTTTTTAGGTCTAACCGCCTGACAGGTAATAACACCGATGGGTTTAGGGTATTGGCAGGACATCCGAACTGGATGACTTTTGCCGAGAAACTCTTAACCGCTACGATGGAAGAAGATTTAATCGGCGACTTTGGAACAGCCTATAAAGACTTATTCGTTTACGGGGCTAAAGTTACGGATGCCCGTAGACACTTTGCGGCAGAAGGTTATTGGACATTTTAATTAGAAACGTAGCAGGGGAGGGCAAGCCCCTGCTAACTTCTGAATAAAATGTTAAGGAAAAAATGGCTACATTTGAGCTAATAAGCGATTTACCAGTTAAAACAAGACAGGAACTTACAAGGATACAAGCCTTATCTTCTGGACACAGGACTACGCAGGAAGCCGCTCTTTTAACCGCTCTTGACCCTTATATAGAAAACAAAGTTTTAAGATACGCTGGTTCTAATGACGCTACCGCTACCGCTTTGACAGATGAGATATTGGAAGCGGAAGGGAATACTGTTCCCGAGGGCTATTCTGGTTTCAAGCACGGGGCATTATTCAGGGATTTAGATAAAACGGGAATGAATATTTACATCAATGTCGGTGATAGTACAACTGCCGCTTGGACGTTGCTCGGACAGATTATGTCTGCTTCTCCATCAGTTTCGGCTTCTGTCTCTGCTTCGGCCAGCCCGTCAGTTTCAATCAGTCTGTCTCCATCAGTATCTGTTTCTCTATCAAAAAGCCTTTCACCTTCGGTTTCTGTTTCACTCTCTCCAAGTGTCTCGGCTTCTGTTTCAATCAGTTTGTCTCCGTCAGAAACTGGAAGCATATCTATATCTCCATCTCCTTCAATCTCTATCTCTGCCAGCCCAAGTGCTACACCGAGTGTGTCAATATCTCTAAGCCCCTCTGTGTCAGGGTCGGTATCGCCAAGTGTGTCAGTTTCTTTGTCTGGAAGCCTCTCGCCGTCGGTTTCGGTTTCCCTGTCTCCGTCGGTGTCTGAATCAGCGACTGAATCAGCTTCTCCAAGTGTATCGGTTTCACTTTCCCCGTCGGTGTCTGAATCCGCCACACCATCAGTATCAGCAAGTCTTTCGGCTTCGGTTACGCCGTCTGTTTCTGAATCAGCAACTGAATCTGCTTCGCCAAGTGTGTCGGAATCTTTATCCCCTTCACTTTCTATATCCGCTTCCCCAAGCATAACTCCAAGTGTCTCCGCCAGCGTGTCAGCTTCGGTTACGCAATCTGTTTCTGCTTCTGTGTCTGTAAGTTTGTCTCCAAGTGTTTCCGCTTCGGCTACTAAGTCTGCTTCTCCAAGTGCTTCATCTTCTCCATCTCACAGCCGGTCTCCTTCTCCGTCTATATCTATCAGTGCTTCTCCATCAGTATCGGCAAGTGTTAGCCCATCAATATCAGCAAGTGTATCGGTTAGCATATCAGCCAGTGTATCAACATCTTTATCCGGTAGTCCTTCGCCGAGTTCAACTAAGTCTGCTTCTCCGAGTGCATCTGTGTCGTTATCGCCAAGCCTTTCTCTAAGCCCATCTTCTAGTGTTAGCTTATCAGATAGCCCATCTCCTTCATTCCCTGATTTCTAATTGATTAAATTAGTGTAATATGGTATATGTATGGTATGCCCATAAGTGTTATTATTCCTTCACGAAACGAACCTTATCTTCAAAAAACCATTCTTGACTTGTTGTCTAAAGCATACGGCAAAATAGAGATTATCGCTGTTCTTGACGGCTGGTGGGAGGATATAGGCAAGGTAGTAGATGACCCGAGAGTAGTTTACCTTCATTTTTCCCCTGCAAGAGGAATGAGAAATGCTATAAATTCCGCTGTTTCCATTGCCAAATATGATAATATTCTCAAGACAGATGCTCATTGTTTATTCGGTAAGCTGTTTGATGAGGTTTTAACCAACGACTGTAAAGATAACTGGCTTATTGTTCCCCGACGCTATCGGCTAAACCCTGTTAAATGGGAAGTTATAAAAGACGGACGTCCGCCTGTTGATTATGAATATATAGATAGTTCTGATTTACACGGCGTCAGGTGGGAAGAAAAAGCGGTTGAAAGGAAAGATGTTTGGATTGATAATATTATCTCCGCTCAAGGAAGTTGTTGGTTTATGAAAAAGGATTTCTTCAATAAATTAGGTGGTTTAGACGACATAAACTATGGTACGTTCTTCTTGGAGTTTCAAGAATTGGCTTTCAAAGTTTGGACTAGAGGAGGGAGGGTAGTTGTTGATAAGAATACTTGGTACGCCCATTGGCACAAAACAGAGGGGCGGGGGTATAGTGTTGGGGCTAGCCAAAGAGAAAAAGCGGTTAAGTTTATTCAAGGGTGGAGAAGGAATAGAAAATGGAAAAGGATTATAGAAAAGTTTAAACCTATGCCAACGTGGACTTAACAGTTCTCTACTACACCAGCAATAGGGAAAAACCCGAATTTGAGGAAATTATCAGGCGGAGGATTTTAAATATTATCGGAAAAACGCCTTTGATAAGTATATCCCAAAAGCCGATAGACTTCGGTTATAATATCTGTGTTGGTGATGTAGGGTTGTCAGACTATAATATCTACCGGCAAATGCAGATTGGTTGTTTGGAAGCTAAGACAAAGTATGTTTGTACTGCTGAAGCTGATTGCTTATACCCGCCAACAGGGTATTTTGATTTTAAGCCACCAAAAGACTGGACAGCCGGACACTATACCAATATGTATATTTTATGGAAGGGTAGCCATATCTTTAATCAGAAGGCGTTCTCATTATGTGGATTATATTCTAATAGGGAATTTTTACTATCAAGGTTTCCGAGGTCATTGGGGAAACTAAAATGGAGAGCAGGACATAAACCTCAACATCCTTTGTTTCATAAATGGAAGGAGTGGACGCCGTTCAAGAGTGATATTCCGATTATAAATTGCAAAACCCCGGAAGGTATGAGGCACAAGTCGGGTGTTAATACCGAGGGAAGTCCTCAAAAAGAATTACCTTATTGGGGAAAGGCGACAGATTGGGAAAGGAAGTTATGGAAGATTTAACAAACGATACAACCATCGTTTACTACACTTGCAATTATCTTGACGACAAGAACCCCTATTTCTTAGAAAACACTCGGAAACAGCTTCTAACAGCGATTGGTGATAGGCCTATGGTGATAGTGTCCCAAAAGCCAACTATGTTTGGCAAGAATAGCGTCAATGTCAATCTCGGGAATATTGGGCGTTCACACTTTAATGTATATTGGCAGATATTACAGGGAGCAAAAGCGGCGAAAACAAAATGGGTTGCTTTGGCAGAAGATGATATTTTATACTCCCGGGAGCATTTTAACTTCTTTTACTTTACCAAGCCGGAGTTTATCAAAGACGATTACTTTCTTTATGATATGAATAGGGTGTCTATCTTTACTTGGAGTAAGCCTCCCACTTTCTCTTATCGCTTCAAGCGGGTAGTGGTTAATCAACTAATAGCCAAAAGAGATATGTTAATTGAAGCTATGGAAGAGAGGTTTACAAAGAAAAAACAATTACTAAAAATCGGCTGGCCGGAGAGGAAAATAGCAAAGTATTGGGGGGACCCCGGCAGATACGAAGGAATATTAGGAGTAACCATTAGACCGGTTTATGAGTACACCTCTTGGGTTCCGAGTGTAGTATTCTCACACGATTTAGCATACGGGTATGAATTTAATCAGGGTAGGAAAAAGAGGTTAGGGGATTTGAGGATGACCGCTCTTTCCGATTGGGGAAGTGCTGAATCAGTGCTTCGTTTTTGGAAGAAATAACACTTGCTAAAGAAATAGTAAGGTTATATAATCTAACTATGCTATTTCAAAAAGGACATAAAACCAATTTAGGCAAAAAATACTCTAAAGAACATAGAGAAAATATAAGTAAAGCACTTAAAGGAAAAAAACAAAACTGGTCACATAACGGAATGTTAGGTAAAGAACATTCTGAAGAAACTAAAAGGAAAATGAGTTTGTCTCACGTTGGTAAAAAATATAAACCAATGTCTGAACAAGGAAAAAAGAATTTAAGTAATGCATTAAAAGGAAGAATACCTTGGAATAAAGGATTAACAACAAAAACAGATAGTAGAATAAAAAAGTATGTTGAAAAAATGACTGGTGAAAATAATTATAATTGGAAAGGAAACAAAGTTAGTTATAGAGAATTACATAAATGGTTAGAAAAAAAACTTGGTAAACCAGGAAGATGTCAATTTTGTTTTGCTACTACTGCAAAAATATATGATTGGGCAAACATTAGTAAAAAATATAAAAGAGATATAAACGATTGGATAAGATTATGTCGTAGTTGTCATATTAAATATGATAAAGGTTATCGTTAAAATTATGGAAAAAGTAAAGGTTTTATTATTAGGCGACAGCCCTATTGCTCAATATGCTTTGAGTTTATTAAAAGATTATGATGTATTAAATATTGGAGACTCTTTTGATATTCCTCCGCTTCCGAAAGATTGGAGACCAAATATAGCTTTTAGTATTAAATATCCTCACATTCTATCAAAAAACTTTATTGATAAAATTGGTGCATCTATCCTTAACTTCCATACAGCCCCATTACCGGAGTTAAGAGGCGTTGATACCTGTTCTTGGGCGATAGTACATAAACTAAAAAGGTTTGGCGTCACTGTCCATATTATTGAAGAAAAAGTTGACAGTGGGTTGATAGTGTTTAAAAGAACATATCCGATTAAAAAGTGGGATACAGCTTATTCCCTTTATCAAAAGAACCTAATTCTACTAAAAAAGATTATCAAGAAAAATATAGTCAAGTTTGTCAAGGGAGAATATATGGCTTATGAAAATGAATGCGAAGTATCATTCTTTCATAAAAAAGGAGAATTTGATTATTCTAATTTAAAAGTTCCTAAAGAAAATCAGGATATTTTTATAAGAAGCCGGTTTTTCCCCGGAAAACAATTACCGTATTATGAATAACACAACAATTATTTACTACACTTCTAACAGAGAGAATGAAGTATTTGAAAAAAAAGTAAGGAATTTATTGCCTGATATGCCTACTATTAGTGTTTCTCAGAAACCGATTGATTTAGGTTATAACATTTGTGTTGGTGATATAGGTGCGTCAGATACTAACGCTTTTAAACAAATGTTAATTGGTTGTGAGGCGGCGATTACTCCTTTTGTTATCTTTGCCGAAGCTGATACTTTATATCCGCCTGAATATTTTACATATAAGCCAAAAGAACTGAAAAGGTATTGGTTTGAGCCTGTATATGTTTTATATCATAATATAGATGGGTTTTTCCTCAAAGGGCGTTCTGATTGTGGACACTTGGCAAGTAGGGAATTGGCGATTAAGTTATTGAAAGAAGGGGGAAGCAAGGGAATGAAGTATAAAGGGGAAAATAGACCATCTAAAGTACAATTAAAGAGTCCTATTATAAATATTAAAACTGGTGATGGTATGAGACCAAAAACCCAGACAGGATTACTACTTATACCTTCTTTGCCGTATTGGGGAAAGGCAAAAGATTTAAGAAAGGAGTTCTTTGGCACTTAGTTTTTTCTATACCAGAGGCGGGGCGGGTAATATTAGGGGAAGACAGATAGCTGATTGGTTGGGAGCTAAACACAATCCCAAAGATGGCTATGATAATGATGTTTGTGTTTATGTTAAACCAAGAGTAGAAACATGTGTTGCCTTTAAGTTTGGCGGTAAGCCGGTTTTAG